ACTCCTTATTGCTTTTTTCTACAATTTCAGGACTTGTATAGGTACTTAAATTAACTACTCTTAAATCGTTCATAATATAATATAATCGTTATCAAAACTATCCTCTTGTACGTACTCATCTTTATTGATAGAGTAGTAATCGTTGTTAGTTTGGTTTATTGTTTGGTCTGTGCAAAATACTTTGTCTTTGTATATTACACTAGTTCCGTTTTTTACTTCTAATATGTAAAAATCACCCTCTGTTAATGTACCAAAAACCGCATCAAAACTCATATAGTTTTTATCAGTAGTTGCAGTAGGTGTTACACTTACATTAGTGCCTGTGCTTTCACTTGTTAAATTTACAGTAATAGCACCCTCAATATATTGTCTTGGTATTATCTTAAAGGTCTTATTACCACTTGTAGTTATTAGCTTCATATTAATATATAAACAAAACTAATTTATTTTGTATTGTATGTGTATAAAAAAAGGGTCATCTAAAAAGACAACCCTTTAATTTAAAACCCTAAATTATTATGCAGTTGGGTCAATCTGTGTTGCAGAAGCATCATCAGTAATAACAGTAGATGTTACAAAATAAGGCGGTGCAGTTTCTTGTGCAACCGCAGTAATTGTATATCCTGTCAAATCTCCCATAGCTGCACCTGTAACAATAGTACCACCATTTACATCAGCACCGTGTTCTAATCCCATTAAGAAATAGTTTCCGTTATAGTCCTCGATAGCAATGTGTGGTCTTGCGTGTGCAATTAGTTTTAATTCTTCTTGTGTTGCTTTGTCTTGAAAAGTCAAAGTTAAGTTTAGTGTACTTTCGTAAAAAGTAGTACCATTTTCACGTGAAGAGTTTATAGCGGTTTCTAAAGATGAATTACCTTTAACATCAAACTGAAACCAATCAGGAGTTCCTGCTAATGCAGTAATTTCCCCTGCAACGATAGTAGCATCGCCTAAAGTACCAAAATCAGCAAAGTAAATAGTTTTAATACCACCTACTGCGCTTTTGCAAGGTACTTTTCTTCCTGTAGTTAATGAACAAGCCATATTTTTTAAAGTGTTTTTAAATAAAAAAGGGTAGGGCAAATTTCCCCACCCCTTTCTACGTTGATTAATTAATTATTATACAGTTCTGTAAACGATATCAGATACCTGTGCGTATTGTACACCTGCAGTAAATCGCATTACAACTCTTACGTTTTGGCTTCCATCAGTTTCAGCCATATCAATAACTCTTACTTCGTTCATATCATTTAAGATACCTGTACCAAAGAACAAGTTAGATTTTTCAGCTGCAATAATCATATCATCAGCAGCACCACGAGCAGCTACAACAGGAATACCATCAAAGAATAAAGACCCTAAAGATTGGTTGTTTCCTTTGTTCTCATAACCATTAGCACCTACACCACCTGATTGAAAACCACCTAATGCACGTGTATAAGCACGAATAACGTTAGAAGCTGCGTAAATTACTAAATCATCACTTCCGTAAACAGCAGTAGGAATAGCATCTACAACATCGCCTAATTCGCTAACTACGTTTGCAGCAGTAACCGCAGTACCTACGATATCTTGCCCTGCAGGTAAATCAGTATCGGCAGCTAACAATGTAGCAAACCCATCAAATTGCCCTGAAGTTGCAGTAGACCCACTCCAAATGTTTTTCTCTGTTCTATCAGCTACTTTTGCAGCAACGTGTGCTAGTACAAAATCAGAAAAATTAGCAGGTAGGTTGTCAAATGCAGAATATCCCATTTGTGCAGCTTCCCAATCATCGTGCAAATCTTTTTTACAAATATCCAAATTCACTTGGAATTCTTCAGGTTGTAGGATTTTTTCTGTTAGTGTTAAAGTTCCTTGTCCTGTTTCAAAATCACAAGTTGCGTCTTTAACGATGTCATCAGTTGAAGCCTTTTTAATTACAGACTTAAACTTAACATTAGGCATAATTGTAATTAGACCTTTGTCTAATGTGTCAGCAGATAATAAGGCAGCAGCAATATACTTGCCACTAAACTCGCCTGCATAGGTTGATGATACAATGTTTACACTCATTTTATTTTAGTTTTTAGTTATTTATTAGTTTGTTTATTAATTATTAAATTTTGCCATTACTCTATCTAAAGTACTTAATCTTCTATTTTGTGAGATATTAAATTTAGATAGGTTTTGTTTTGCTTCAGGGTTTGCCTGTATTGGCTCTGCAGCAGGTTGGTTTAGTTCCTCTTGTACTTCTTCAGGCACTTCACTTAATTCCACTTTTTCGTGTTTGCAAAGTTCTTCAGTAATAAGATTTCCTAGTTCCTCTGCGCTTAAATCCTCTTTAGGCTCTAGCATAGACTTAATTTCTTCTAACATAGATTTAACCTCTGCTAGTTCTTCTTTAGTAGCGTAAACTTCTTCTTTTTCTTCTTCAGCAGCTTCAACTTCTTCAGTTGTTTCTTCTTCAGCTTCTTCAGTTTTGATTTCAGAAATTAAACCCTCTTCGGCTACTACTAAAATACGCCCATCTTCTAGTTGGTATTCTCCAACAGGTACGGCTACTTTTTCATCTTCAGTAACAATAAAGACTTCGTTGCCACTCTCAAACGCTTCTGCTTCTAATACAGTTCCGTTTTCTAACGCTTGTTGTTCTAGCTTAACTTCTTCAGATAAGTTTAGAACTTCTTTGATTTTACTAATCATATCGTTTGTGTTCATATTAATATATAATGGTTAAAAATTAATTTTGTATTTTGTTATGCTTTTTTCTGAATAATAAACCACTCATTGCCATCACTCCATACATATATACCCTCGTATTCCTTATTAATCTCATAGTAGTTTGTTGAGCCATCTAATGTATCGCCACCTGTTGGGGTTAAATAAACCCTTGTGTTTGTGTCAAAACCTCCATTAGATATAAACCTAATTGCTCTATTTGTGTTATCTGATGCGCTAGGTAGGTTTAAAGTCATATTACCACTTGCGCCACTCCACGTTAGTTTTACAAGTTTAATATTAGCGTATTGACTATCAGAAAGATTTATAGTTTGACCGCTAGAAACAGTTATATGTGTAGGTAGTAAATAATTTGTAATATCATTTACTGTACCTTTTTTAGTTTCATTGCTTTGTACAAATACTAAATTTTCTGTACCATCTAAAGCGGTTGCATTGTCTAATTGTGTAATTTTTTTATCTGCCATTACAATATTATTTTACTGTTATTTTCTTGTAGTATATAGTCGGTGTTTTCCTGCAATAGATAATCAAATTGTTTTGTTGTTGTACCTATGCCTTGCGCCCTTAAACTACCATCGCAACATTTAATAGAATAGGTGTTATCCTCGCATAAACACGCTCTACGTCCTCCTTTTGGACTTGTTCTACTCGGTGTAAAAAACTTCTTAAATCTTCTCATTTACCTTGACCTCTGTTTAGTTTCTTATAGTTCTTACTACTCTTTAATTGACTAGTTTTACTTTTAGCGTGTATGCCTTTACGTCTTACTTTTTTGCGTTCTATTATAACCGCTACCTTACGCATTTATTTTAGAAAGTTATATAAAGATTTATACTCGTTTGTCAATTTTTGACCCTCACTTACCATAGCTTCTAGTTTTTTTACAATGTCATCAGCGCCTAATTCTTTTGCTTGTTGAATTAATTTTGTAGCTTGACCTTTTACATTAAAATCAGCCCTAATCATAGCATCACTAATTAAACTTCTTAATTCATATTTTAAGGTGTCTGCTTTTTTAAATTTATTTTTAGCTTCATTTAAAAGTTTTTCTACATCATCTACTTTAGACAACTCTACTTTCTGTGGCTCTTGTTTTGCTAAATACTCATTAATTAATTTTAGTGCTTTTTCTTTGCTCATTTTATTTATTATTTAGTTCGTTTAATTTACTTTCAGCCCAACGTAATCCTGCCTTACCACCCCATAATAAATAAGAGATAGTACCACAAGCCTTAGTGTCGCTTTCATCATAGTATTCCTCTGCTCTAGACAAATAAGAGTACATACGCTTAATAGTTTCTTTGCTTATTGGTTTACCTTGTGCTAATTGTTGCGCTCGTATCTTACCGACTTGTGTAGCACATTTGTTGTTTACCTTTTCGTTTAACTCTAAACCTCTTTTAGCGTTATTCTTAACACCACTTGGATAGTCTGAATAGCTTTCTAAAACCATTTTTTTACCACCCTTTACACGCTTGTCGCTTTTTATAATGGCTCGTATCTCACTCAATAAATATTCCGCTTCCTCTTGGTCTATTTCTTTTAATAGTTCATCACTACTAAAGTCGTTTATTTTTTCCTGTGGGCGTTCCATTTTATCAGCAAAATAACCCTCAATACTAAACCCTTTTACTTTACCGCTCTTTACAAACTCGTTCCAAATGTTATCGTTGTTTACTTTAACACTTCCAACCCAAGTTCCTAATGGTAAATCCATACCATACTTAACACTCTTGTCGTGTACCTTATCTTCTACTATCCAACTTTCAACTAATGATAGTCCGTTAATTTGATATTGGTGTTCTAAGGTAGAATTGTTTTGTTTACCTTGCATCAGGTACATTTGACTAGCTTTTAATACAGTATCTTTTGAAAAATATATATAATACTCATCTTCGCCATTACGTCTGTATATAGGCTTGTTTGGTATTAATAACGCACCCATTAAGATACGTTTTTCTTTGTCTACTTCAGCTAGTTTAAATTCTTGTGATTTTAAAGCTATAAAATCTTCTTCTATTGCAGGGTTTTCAACTACGCTAATAGCTTCAATACCTATTTCTTGTTCTTCGTCTAAAATTAATTCTACTATACGCATATTATTATATAATGTTTTTTATTAATTTTTGTATTTATAGTGTCGCACCCTCAACAATATTGTTTTCTAAACTTTGTGCAGTAGTAACGTCATTAGATACTACATATGCCTGTACAGGTTGTTGTGTTTGTCCTGCTACTGCATCAGCTAATTGGCTTGTTTCTGTTGCACCTACAATATTAAAGCTAGGTGGTTGAGATACAGACCCACCTGAACTAGCACTAGCACCGCCACCACCATAACCTGCAGGTATTTTAACACTTGCTATTTTTTTAACGTTTTGAATACCACTACTTAAAATTGATGCTGCATTTATAAACTTTAATGCAGTTTCAAATGGTGTAACAGTTTTAGCTGCTAAGGCATCAGAAACACCCCTATAAGTGTTTATAGTTGCACTAGCTATACTTAATGCTTTACCTGCTGCGGTTTCTTTTCCTGCTATATCCCCAAGTTGTGTTAAGGCGTTTGCAGTATCCCCTAAAGTTTTTGATTTTGCTTGTGCTTCTGCTTCTGCAAGTTTAATTTTTGCATCTGATATTTCTTTATCTCGTTCTAAATTAGTTTGCCTTGACTGTTCTGTAAATTCATCTAAAACTATTTGAGCATCTACTTTAGCTTGTGTGCCTGCGTTTGCATTGTCTACAATAGCTTGTAGTCTTAATGCTTCTTGTTCTTGTTCTAATAAATCAACTTGTTTAAGTGCCTCCAATCGTGCAAGTTCATCATCTATTTGCTCTGCATTAAATCGTTTACGTTCAATACTTAATTTACTTTCGCTTTCTAACTTAGTATTAGTTAGTTCTATTTCTTCTCTATCTAACGCTAAATCATTTGCTTTTTGTTCTGACCTGAACCCCTCTATTTGCGCTAATACGCCTTGTTTGTTTGCTAAAGCTTCTGTTAGTGCAACTTGGTTTTCTATTGAAGCGTTTTTATCTAATTCAGCTTGTGCAGACCTTATTTGTGCATCTGCTTGTGATAGCATCGCTTTTTCTTGCTCTGCTAATACCTCTAATAGTTTGTTGTTAGCTTCTCTACGTTCCTCTATACTATTGCGTTCTTCGTCCCTTATTTGTCGTAACTGCTCGGCTTGTATGTCGTATTTCTCTACAAGTAAACTCTGTTGTGCTGCTGCTAATTCAGCAGAATTTGCCAAGTTTACATTTTCTTTTGCAGCTTGTAATGTATTCTTACCATACTCTACAACAGATTTACCTATTTCCTTAACCTTTTCAACTGTACTATCAAAACTATCATCTACACCTGTAAACACATCAACAGTTTCTTTACCTGCTTCTTTTATGGTTTCAAAAGCACCTTTAAAATCCCCTTTAATTAGCTTCATAAAGGACTGACCAATTAACCCTGTAACCTCAACTAATTCATTAAATCTTACAATAATACCATCATAGATACTTTTACCAAAATCTTTTATAGCCTGTACAGGGTCATTAAATATAGATTTAAAGGTATCAACTACACCACCTGCATTGTCAAATATAAAATTAAAAAAGTCATTAAAGGCAATACTTAAAACCTCAAACGCTGTATTAAAAACATCTAATACTTTTTGATTTTTTTCTGCTATCCCTTTAAATATTTCAAACGCCTTACTTAGTAGAAATATAGCACCTGTGCCTTTGGCAATATTACCTAATGTAGTGCCAATCTTTTTTACACCTTTAGATGCTTTTTCTGCGCCATCTTTAACATCATCAAAACCATCTTCAGTAGTTTTTTGGAATTTACTAAAAGTGTCGTTAAGTTGTTTAATAGCATCAGCGAGTTTATCAAAACCTTTTTCTGCATCTTTACTATCTACATCTATATTTATTGTTTTTTCTATTGCCATTTTATTTCCTGTTTAAGTGCTTTGTAACCCTCTTTTAGTGTTGTAGGTAGTTTGTGTTTACCTTTTGCTATACGGATATTTTCTGTTTCGCCCTCTACGTATTTTAAGCTATCTATTATTAGTTTTATCATAATGTTGTGCCTGTTAGTCCTGTATCAAATGAAAACAAATCGTTTCCACTCACATTATATTTTGCTCTTATTGTTATATCGTATGTAGTTCCACTTTCTAAACCATTTACTTTTAGTGTTGTAGTTGTGTTTGGCTCTGCACTAAATAACCCACCATTTACATAAATATTATATCCTGTTACACCACTTATAGCATCCCAAGATACTGTAATAAAGTCTGTGCCTTTTGTAGCCTGTGTTAGTTGTGCAACCCTACCTAACCACGCCACTTGGTTGTTTAATATTTGACTTGGATATTCTTCTTTGTTGTATAGTTCTAAGTCTGTTTTATTTGTTAGTAGGTTTGTTTTTATGCTATTTATTCTATACGATTTATTAGCTATTATAAACCTATCATTTAGCCTATATCTTGTTATTATACTTAAAGGCAAATAAGCACTAACTTTTAGCATTCTACTTTTTCTGTCAAAAACAGTTTCTACATAATCTAAATAACCATCCTCAAATAAGTTAGTACTTTGGCTAGGTATTTCTAGTTCCCATTCATCTTGCTCTAATCCAAAATTTAACTGTAGCCTAGTTGTAAAACCCCAATCATAGCTAGTAAGTTGAGTAGGTCTACGATAATGGCTAGGTGTACTTCCTCCTATTGTTAATTCATTATTAGTATTAGCCTGTCTTACCATACAAAAAAGTAAAGGCTCTCCTATCGTTGGCTCAAATTTTTTATCTAGCATTGCACCCTGTCCTATAAGAGTTAAAGCGTTTGTGTCTTCATTGCTTAAACGCTCATACATCATTTTCTCAAAAGGTACTTCTACTTTATATACACTACCGTCCCACTCATTATCGCCATAGCTTTCCTCTGCAAATGGTACGCCTTGTATCTCGTCTGAAAATTGTACTAAAAAGGACTTCTTACTTTTAAATTTAAAGTCCATTTCTTTGTACTGAAATATACGCTCAACACTAGAACTTGAAGCATCTACATATTTAGTTATATCATAGCTTGTACCTATGTTCATATAAAATGATGCTCTTTGTACGTTTATTTTATCTTCATCTTTAAACACGACTAAATTGAACATTTTAAATAACCCACTTAAAAAGTCCATTACTTTCATTTTAGGCATTTGCTTTGCTACTATAAACTCTTTGCTTACTGTTGATGAT